TGCTTCTGGCTGCTGACCGGATTGCGATGATTAATCCTGCGAATGGCAACACAAAGCCGATGTTTGTTGGTCAGGGCGATCAGATATTCATGAACGACGTGTTCCTGAAACGCCTGACGGCTCCGACCATTACCAGCGGCGGTAATCCTCCGGCATTTTCCCTGACACCGGACGGGCGGCTGACGGCGAAAAATGCCGATATCAGCGGTAACGTGAATGCGAACTCCGGGACGCTCAACAACGTCACGATTAACGAGAACTGTCGGGTTCTGGGAAAATTGTCCGCCAACCAGATTGAAGGCGATCTCGTTAAAACAGTGGGCAAAGCTTTCCCCCGGGACTCCCGTGCACCGGAACGGTGGCCATCAGGGACCATCACCGTCAGGGTTTATGACGATCAGCCGTTTGACCGGCAGATTGTTATTCCGGCGGTGGCATTCAGCGGCGCTAAACATGAGCGGGAGAATAACGATATTTATTCGTCATGCCGCCTGATAGTACGGAAAAACGGTGCTGAAATTTATAACCGTACCGCGCTGGATAATACGCTGATTTACAGTGGTGTTATTGATATGCCAGCTGGTCGCGGCCACATGACGCTGGAGTTTTCGGTGTCAGCATGGCTGGTGAATAACTGGTATCCCACAGCAAGTATCAGCGATTTGCTGGTTGTGGTGATGAAGAAAGCCACCGCAGGCATCAGTATCAGCTGAATTTTATAACCCATATACGGGCGCCAGAAATGGCGCCTTTTTTATTGCAGAAAAGCGAGAGGTAATTATGCGTAAAGTTTGTGCAGTCATTTTGTCCGCAGCCATCTGTCTGTCCGTATCCGGTGCGCCTGCATGGGCGTCTGAACATCAGTCCACACTGAGCGCGGGGTATCTTCATGCCCGTACGAACGCTCCCGGCAGCGATAATCTGAACGGGATTAACGTGAAATACCGTTATGAGTTTACGGACGCGCTGGGGCTGATTACGTCCTTCAGTTATGCCAATGCTGAGGATGAGCAAAAAACGCACTACAGCGATACCCGCTGGCATGAAGATTCCGTGCGTAACCGCTGGTTCAGCGTGATGGCGGGGCCGTCTGTACGCGTGAATGAATGGTTCAGCGCGTATTCGATGGCGGGTGTGGCTTACAGCCGTGTGTCGACTTTCTCCGGGGATTATCTCCGCGTAACTGACAACAAGGGGAAAACGCACGANGTGCTGACCGGAAGTGATGACGGTCGCCACAGCAANACNTCTCTGGCGTGGGGNGCTGGCGTGCAGTTTAACCCGACCGAATCCGTGNCCATTGANNTTGCTTATGAAGGNTCCGGNAGTGGCGACTGGCGAACGGATGCATTTATTGTTGGTATCGGATACCGTTTCTGACAACAGACGCCGATTTATCTTCTGTAAATATTGTTATGATACGCAGGTTCATCCACTTTATGGGGTGAACTGCGTTTGAGGAAACGTAAAGTTACACTGTCCTGAAGCCCGTGGCGTCACTGCTGCGGGCTTTTTTTATTGGTGGAAAAGTATGACAGTAAAAATTTCTGGCGTGCTTAAAGATGGCACAGGAAAACCAGTACAGAACTGCACCATTGTGCTGAAGGCCAGACGNACCAGCAGCACGGTGGTGGTGAACACGGTGGCCTCTGAAAATCCGGATGAAGCCGGNCGTTACAGCATGGATGTTGAGNATGGNCAGTACAGCGTCACCCTGCTGGTTGAAGNTTTTCCGCCTTCACATGCCGGGACCATTACCGTCTATGAAGGTTCCAGACCAGGTACGCTGAATGATTTTCTCGGCGCCATGACGGAAGATGATGTCATGCCGGAGGCACTGCGCCGTTTTGAGCTGATGGTGAATGAAGTGGCACGTCATGCCGGAGCATCATCACAGAGCGCAGCGGCAGCAAAGAAATCCGAAACTGCAGCGGCATCATCGAAGAACGCGGCGAAAACCTCAGAAACGAATGCAGCTAACAGCGCACAGGCGGCAGCGGCCTCGCAGACTGCATCGGCAAACTCCGCGACAGCAGCCAAAAAATCAGAAACCAGCGCGAAAAATAGCGAGACAGCCACAAAGGCCAGCGAAAAAAACGCAAAATCCAGCCAGACGGCAGCGAAAACCAGTGAGACGAATGCCAAAGACAGTGAAGCCAACGCAAAGGTGAGCGAAACAGCGGCGGCGAACTCGGCGAAAGCATCGGCAGCAAGCCAGACGGCAGCAAAAGCAAGTGAAGATGCTGCCAGAGAATACGCAAACCAGACAGCAGAGCCGTACAGATATGTTTTACAGCCGCTGCCGGATGTGTGGATACCCTTTAATGATTCGCTGGATATGATTACGGGCTATTCTCCGGGTTATAAAAAAGTGAAGATTGGTGATAATGTGGTTCAGGTTGCCAGTGATAAACAGGTTAATTTCAGTCGCGCATCAACGGCAACATATATCAACAAATCTGGCGAACTGAAAACGGCGGAAATTAATGAGCCACGATTTGAGTGTGATGGCCTGCTTATTGAGGGGCAAAGAACGAACTTCTTCCAGAACAGTACAGACCCTTCGAAGTGGAATAAGTCAACTTCACTGGACGTTACAGAAACAGGCACAGATAGTTTCGGGTTTAATTATGGCCGGTTTGTCGTACAGGATTCGATTGTTGGTACAAGTAAAGCGCATACCATTATCGGACTGTATTCGAGTACCGGAGGGGTTGATACTTCAGGGGACGAAAAGCATGTAACTATATCCTGTCGGGTAAAAAGTGAAGTTGATAATATCGCCGTTCGTATTTTATTTGAACATTATGATGGGGAGGTAAGGACATCAATAGGAGCAGCAAACCTGAACCTTACCACCCGCATAATTAGCAAGACAGGTCAGACAAGCCGTGTTACAGCAAGGTCTGTTAAGGATGATGCAACTGGCTGGATATTTTTTGAGGCTACATTAAAAGCAGATACAACAGAAAATACGGTTGGTGGTTTTGTCCAGTATTCTCCGGATACAGGGCAGATGGTTGCATCAGGGGATTATCTCGATGTAACCACTCCACAGATTGAGGCTGGTACAGGCGCATCATCTTTTATTGTTACGGGGACGGCACCGGTAACGCGGGCAAGCGATATGGTTACAGTTCCGATTAAGAATAATCTTTATAATCTTCCTTTTACGGTTCTTTGTGAGGTACATAAGAACTGGTATAAAACGCCAAATGCAGCACCGCGTGTTTTTGACACATACCGGCATCAGGCAGATGCGGGGATCGTAATGGGGTTTGGTTCATCAGGTGGGTACGACGGTTTTCCGTATTGTGATATAGGTGGTTCAGACCGACGAATAAATGAAAATGCCGGGCTGGAAAAAATGCTTATTGGTATGCGGGTAAAGTCCGAACGGTCCACATGTGTAGTCAGTAACGGTAAGTTAAGCAGCGAAACTAAAACCAAATGGGAATATATCCGGAGNACAGCAACCATTCGCATTGGTGGACAAACTACAGCAGGATTACGCCATTTATTTGGGCATGTGAGGAATTTTCGTCTCTGGCATAAAGAGCTAACAGATGCGCAGCTTGGGGAGGTTGTGGAGTGAGAGATTTCACGTTGCGTTTCAGTGATAAAGCAGATTTCAGGGCATTTCTCAGGAAACTTAACTGGGAAGAGGACGAAGAGCTGCAGAATGCCGTTCTGGTTGATGAGATTGGTTTTACGTTCAGGGAGACAGATGTTTCTGATGACGGAGAACCAGAATACACGCGAAACGAAGGGTACTTTGTTAATATCCGTCTTCTTGACGATGGATTTGATGATTCCGTGTTCCGTGAGTGGGTGGTTACACCAGAGCGCCCGCTCAGGGAGTGGTTTTAAGGATAGCAGATGGATATCACGCCGATACTTCATGCAATTTGTGCTGTGGCGGTACAGGGGCTGGTTGGGTGCATTACCGGTGACTGGGCTTATGGTGCAGCCATTGCCTGTACGTTTTTTGTTGCCCGCGAATATACCCAGGCAGAATATCGCTGGATTAAGCGTTTTGGTGATGGTCACCGACATAAGATGCCGTGGTGGGGCGGTTTTGATCCGCACGCGTGGGATGTGGCAAGCCTGATGGATTTTGTGGTGCCGGTGGTGGCCTGTGCGGGATTGTATGGCTGTATGCTGATTTTTAGCTGAAAAAAAGGGAGCGCTCAGGCTCCCCAATCGGAAGAAATCGCTTGAAACGACAAGCTTGTTGTTACGCCCTCTAAGAATGTTATATAAAACATGCCATTGCCGTGATTATGATCGCGTTTAATAAAGAGGGGGTAGCCCATATTTTGCACGAGCGCGGTTGCATGCTTCATTCACGATGCCGTGTTCTCCGGACATCGGAAATTCTCTGCAGGTGGATGAGCGATGTTCATAAATGCTGCAGTAGGCATTGACTCCCGGTTGGCCGATCAGGGCCACACAGCGAGGATTTTTCTGGTTAGTGCCCTGCATGCATTGATGGTAGGGAGAGATTTGTTCTGTCATCGTTACGGGGATGGTGCCGCCAGCATCATCTGTTTCAACCCAGTAAAAAGAGACGCGGAAAAATGCACAACAGGCACCACACGTCATATATGGATTAGGATTGTTCATACTTTTATTGCTTTAGCATCAATGAGTTATTATTACAGATGTAACTGCAGAATTATGAATGGCATTCTGATATTTCTTTTATCATTTTGTTTACTTTTTATTTACTTTTGTAACTTGAAAAAGTGCTGTCTATGGTCAATTAATTATAATGCAATCTATGAATTGCAATCCCATAATTACTTTTAATGGTGACTACTATGACTAAATGTTCAAACCTTAGACAGCAGATTATGGATGATGTACAAAGAAGATATGGAGAATATCTTGATAAGGATAAAGTATCTTGTATTACAAGCAAGATAGCTGCGGCAGAAAATAAATACCCAGCAAAAACTACATTAGCTAGTGCAATATTTTATATAAAAGTAGACACTCAGATCACCAGTGAAGGTGGAAAACATTTTTCGGGAAATGCAGGAGGATTATCATCTCCAGGTGGTGGTGTGCTGTTTGGTGACTTATATACAGATGATTTGGATGATCTGTATACAAATACGGTTAGCTTCCAGATAACAATGACCCCTGTATTTTGTAGTGTATTGTTTTTTGATTCTGCATCAAATCTTTTGGGGCATTTCGAGGGAGGTGGTGTGTCAACAGTATCGGGTGTTGCAGGTGGCACAGGCTCGTGGTCCTGATGCTTTAAAATATAAATAGTGCAAAGTCAGACCCGGCTTTGTATTTATTAATGAATAACATTGTCGGGTCTGTATTAATAAAATAATCTGGTATAGAAAGTCGTTTCTGAGCTATTTAACAAAACAATGAGCAGAAAATTTTACTGAATAAACCCGGCATTCGAGTTTCTCAGACTTACTGCAGCATTTCATGAACGAACTCTTGCGCAGTATCTTTGTCTACGGCTCTTAAGATGGTGAGCCCATCATTGGTGAATTTTGACAATCGTGTGTACAT